ACCGACGCTCTTCTTTCCAGCCGCGGCGGTGGGGATTGCCAGCCAAAACCCGTTCTTCGCGCGGATCAGGGCGCCGCGATCAAAGGCATCGACCACCTTGGAGGCGTTGGAATAGACCACCGCCGCCGCCCGGATCGAGGCGCCGCTGGTCGGGTAAAGCGTCTTGCGGATCGAATTGGCGAGGCCCTGGCTCAGCGCCGCCCCGGCGATCTGGCCGCGCCAAGCGGTTTGCAAGCCGCTTGCGGCTTCGGACACACTGGCGGTGACCGCGCGTTCGGCGGCCTCCAACTCCTGCTTCATCATCGCCCGGATATCGCCGTGAATGTCGGCCAGCAGCTTCACAGCGCCCTGGCCTCCGCCAGCCATATCAACCGGTTGGTGTCACGGGTTGGGGTGCCTAGGACCTCGTGCAACTGCCCCGCGATTTCCACCGTATCGCCTGCCGCCAGTGCCGGTGCGTCCGCCAGGCGGATGTTCAACAGCACTGTATCGATGACGAACCGCCCCTCGCCGAAACTGGCAAACCCGTCCGGCATTGCCCGGATCACGCGGATGGCCAGCGCAGGACCAATACCGCCGAAACGCAGCAGCGCATCGACGGCAAGGTTCTGATCCGAGAAAAGCGAGTCCGTGGCCACATCGAAGGCGGTCAATTGGCGCTGGCCGCAGTGAGGCGCACCCGCCCGGTGGTCTCGCCTGCACCGGCACCGACCGCCAGGACGGCGACGCCGACCAGCTTGTTGGTGGCCACGACGTTGGTCACACGGGACGTGGCGACATCCCAATAGATCAGCTGGCCGACCGTCCAGGCTTGCGAGGCGGTCTTGGTCAGATCGAAGATGCCGTTCAAAGCGAGGACCAGAGGCTCGCCGATCGCCGCTGCGTTCTCGGCAATGCCGAACAGCGAGCCGATCAGCACTGGCTGGCCCGAGATGGTGACCGCCGCAGCGGTCAGGGTGACGCGGTTGCCCACGCCGATAAAGTTTTTCATCAGAGGTCTCCTGAAATTTGGGGGTTATTGGAAGCATTTCAGGCAAAAGTGGTTACCGGTTTTGTCGCCCGAAATGCGAAGAAGCTTAAGGCGCAATCAGACGCCTGCGTTGCGGTAGAGCCCAAGCCAGTCGATGGCTTTGGAGGCGAAGTCGTGGCGGGCCTTTATTTCCATGCCGTCGACCTCGAAACCCATGCGGGTTTCGGTGTAAACGCCGTTGCTGCCGTCGAGATAGGCGTACTCCACCGTGTCGATCCGGTTGAGATCGGCCGCCAGAAACCACGGATCGGCCCCCGCCGCGGGGATCAGGCGCGGCTCCTCGATCGGCTCAAGCCGTCCGGCGAAGGCGTTCACGCCTGCCACGGCGTTCGGGGTGGTCGCGGTGACGTTCTTGCGGGCCTCGACCGACCGGCTGCCGGGCGGGGTGATCAGATAGCGCGGCTGGACCGAGATTTGCCGCGCTTCCAGCCCGCGCTGGTTACCGAAGAGACGGTATGCCTCGGCCAGCGTGGTTTCGGAAATCGCCCCGGCGGTGCCGAGGTTGCCGTGGCCTGCATTGAAGAGAGCGACGCCGTCGCCCATCAGCGGGTTGGAGGTCAGGATCGAATAGACCAGATCGGATTCAAGATCGGCCGCCGAGGCGCCAAAGGCTGAAGGGATGCGGGTGAAGGCGTCGAGATCGTCATTGATCAGGGTCTGGCGGGTGATGCCGATGATGCGGCCATAAGTCAGCAGGGCATAGACCTCACGGCCTTCGCCCATGGTGCCATAGGTGAACTCACCACTTTCGGGCACGCGCAGCAGGCCTGGCGCACAGGCCAGTTGGGTGCGCTGCACCGGGCGAAAGTCGGTGATCGTGGCTTGGCGTGCCCATGCCACGAACGTGCGCGGGGTGCCGTCATAGGCGGAGCGCAGGGTTTTGTTGGCGACATTGGCAAGGATGAATGGGAAATCGGCGCTGGAATGATAGCCAGGCCCAGCGCGTTTCTGCAGGGCTTCGGTCGCGAGTTCCATCCGCGACAGGCCGCGCGTGCTGATCCCCCGTCGTTCGAGGGCATGGCGGGCCATGTCGAGGAGGTTCAGACCACGAAACTCGCGCGCCGCCTCAGTCAGCTTGTGCAGGCCAGGAGAATGGCGGTGCATCAGCGCATCGGTCACCGCATTACGGTAGGCGATTTCACTGGCGCCACTATCGCGCGCCGCCGCCGGGACCGTCGCGCCAGTGCGGGTGCCGACATTATCCCCTTCGGCCAAACGGTCCAGCACCGCGCCGCGGGCGGCATCGAGCGACACGCCGCGGCCGATCAGATCGGCGGCGAAGGTGTTGTCGAGACCGTGGCGCTGACAGAGCGTCAGGATATCGGCGGCCGCACGCTGGGCTTCGGCCCTGATCACATCGGCGTTCGGCGGAGCTGCGGCCATTACTGGTGCCGGGGGCTGGACAGGATCGATAGCGCGCGTGACGGGGGCGGGCGCTGCGGCGGGTTGGATGTCGTCGGGCATTTTTGCCTCCAAAGTTGGGGTTGCATGGCGGGTGAGGGTGCAGGTGTTCATCGTGGTGGTGCGGGTGGCGTCAGATCGGACCCGCGCGCCGGGATCGGCGCCGATGGCGACGGCGGAGATTTCCAGCGGCTCCCAATCGACGGCGCGCCAGAGTTCAGGCGCGCCGTCGCGCTTGGTGATGTCGTAGCGATGGACGCGGTAGCCGACCGAGACGTTGCGGATGATGCCGCCTGCGATGTCCCGGAAGATTGGCTCGACGTCGGCTCGCTCACTGAAGCGGATCGTGGCAGTGCCGTGGCCGTTGGCGATCCGGGCCGAGCCATCGACCACCACGCCCAGTACTGAGTCCAGCGACCAGGCATCATGCGAGTTGAGAAACGGGGCGCCACCGTTCAGCCGATCCAGCCTTACCGCCGATCCGTCTAATGACAGTTCCTCGTCGACCGCCTCGTCCCAGAACCGGGCGCGGCGAACGGTGGCGCCAGTGGTCCAAATGATCTCGACGGTGCGGGCGGCCTCGTCGACCGAACCAGCGCGCACGGATGCCATCTGCCCCTGAAGGGGCAGATCGATGATGTCTTTCGGCATGATGTGCTCCGTTCAGGCTTGGCTGGGGTCTTGGGGCGGTTTAGAGGCCTCGCCGTCGAGCGAGCTAGGGTCTTGAGTCTGAACCTGCCCGCCGCGACTGACTTTCCGCGGGTCGCTATCAAAAATCAGGTTCATCGTATCGGCGAGGAGCGCGAACTCCTGCCATTCCTCCAGCACCTTGCGCGGATCGTAGCCGCGCTTGGCGATCTGCTGCGCGATGGTCGAAAACCCGGCGCGGGTTTCCAAGAGATCGGTGGTGGCATCCTGCAGCGGGTTGACGCTGTCGAACTTCGGCGGTGCCCATTCGACGGGCACGTCGGCGGTCGGGATCAGCCCGGCGGCAAAAGCCGCCTCGCAGAACCAGTTCCAGATCGGCTGACAGAACATCGGGATGATCATCTGCCACTGCATCGCCTCCACCATCCGGCGGAATTCGTTCAACCCGACCCGGCTGGACGAGAAGTTCACCTGACTGAGATCGCCGGTCATCAATTCGTATGGCACCCGCCAGCCTGCGGCGATGATGTGTAGCTGCACGCGGTGCCATTCATAGACGCCCGCGGTTGCTGCGGGCTGGTTGAACTTGATGTCCTTACCGCCGCGGGCATAGGCGATCAGCCCGGGTTCAAACTGTTCGATGCGATTTCCGTCGGCATCCTGCACCACTGGTGCGATCGATTGCTGGGTTTCGTCGTCACCGAACACGATGCCGACAAGGCAGGCTTCGGTTTTCTTGCGCACCAGTTCGGCGCGCTGCCAGTCGTCGACATCGCGCAGTGCCGCCATCGCTGGGGTGCCCCAGGGCACGCCGCGCGATTGCACCCGCTGGCGCTCAAACAAATGCGCCACCCGGTCGACCGGGATGCGCACGGATTCAAACCGCCGCGTAAACATCGGCGCCGCATCGCCCGGATGGTCGGGATACATCCAATAGGCCGTGCGCCGACCTGCGCTGTCATGCTCGATGCCGTAGCGGATGCGAGCCCCACCGGCCCGATCCTCAAACTTCGCCGCATCGAGGTGATCGGCCTCTTTCAGTTCGATCTGCAATGGCACGACCAGCCCGGCCGAACGGGGGCGGCGCACCCGCAGGGCAAAGACATCACCGCCTTCGATGGTCTCGCGCATCGCCAGCGACAAGAGCCCGTGGAAATCGGTATGGCCATCGGCGTCACACTGATCCGCCCAGCGCGCCCAGAGATCATCGACCAGCTTGTTCGTGACTTTGTCGGTACTTGCCGCCCTCGGACGGATGCCGGTGCCGACAAGGCTGTTGACCAACACGGCGACGGCTTTCGCGGCCAGAGGGTTATTGCGCACCAGATCGCGCATCCGGTCGCGAAGGAGGGGGGCAGCGAGACCGATCTCTGCATCGGCCGCCTTACCGCTGGTGGTCCAGCCATCGGTGCCACGCCCCTTGGCTGAGCCGTCATAGGCGCGGCGCAGATTGCCCAGCGCAATCCGGGCGGCATAGCGCTGCGAGGCCGCTCGCGGCGAGATCAGCGCCACCGCCCGATCAATCAGGCCCCAGCGGATGATGGGTGGGGTCTTGCTCACCGCACACCTCGGCGGAAACTGGCGAAGCCCGCAACCGGCAGGGGCGTGCCGGTGATCTGCGCCATCTCACTTTCGATGATGCGCACACGCGAGAGCAGATCGGCAGCATTTCCATATTCCACCGTCCGGCCTTCAGAGGTCACGCGCAGCGTGCCCGCGGCATAGGCCCGTTTCAGCGCGTCGAGTTCAGCTTGTGTCCAGGCCATGTCAGAACCATTTCTTTCTCGCGCCCATCCAAGGGGCGGGTCGTTTTGCAGTTGTCGG